ATCACGCCCATGACACTTTACCGCTACTATTGTGCCGACACAGTTTGCGGCAGACATTTCTGCCTGATGGCGACAGACGATATGGAAGCTGCATACAGAGCAGACACCATGGCACAGGAATGGTATAACACCTTCCTCAAGGACGTGTACCTTGACAAACACGCAAACCCTAACAGACGTTATAGAACTTATGACCAAGAAATACTTTCCCAACAATTGGAATAGGCTTGTAAGAGTACCACATCAGCACTTCGAGTCTCTCGATTACGAAGAGTTTATGGACTGGAAGATGAATGGATGGGAAATTGCAGGTTCTCATAACTGTATTATTCGTACGATCGACTGCGAGACTGGTAAAGTCAATGAATATGTGTATCAACGTAAAGCTGCAGCTCATAAAAGAATGATGAAACTCCTTACTGAGCAAAAACATGAAATACTTATATGTACACATGACAATATACAGCACTTGAAACCAGAAAAATACATTACAAAACATGATGAAGATAACTTCTATCCCCAGTAACGACGTCTATACCTATCATAAACAAGCACTAGACATGTTAAAACCAAACCACCCTCACTATGATGAGATAAGAAAGCACCTACTCTCACAGATACAAGATGAATTATCGGACAGATATAACACAAGACCAGCTCGATCAGCAGATCCTGTTAGAAAGATCACAGATTTCTCAGGGGCTCAAGAGACTGCGTGATCAGACGCTGAAGTTAGAACAGCAGAACTATGCCTCCGCTAGCATATACGGTATAGCTTCGCTACAAACTTTACTACCATTAGTAGTAGATAAAATAATCACAACAAATACAAAGATCCATCAAGGTAAATATGGTGCAGCCTTCAAGGATATACACATATATTTAGCTACAATCGAGCCGCTTGCCGCAGCAGGCATTGCATGCAAGATTACATTTGATAAAGTATTTGGTTACAAAGAGGGTTGTAACATTGCAACAAATGTATGTGAAGCTATCGGTCGAGCTATTGAAGACGAGTGTCAGATGCGGCACTACGAATCCAATGCACCTGCACTACTTGCTACACTTAAGGACAACTACTGGCACAAAGCTATAGGTACACAGCAGAAACTTACTGTTATCAAGACGTTGATGAACAGATATAAAGTTACACCTTGGTCACATTGGTCAAGAGCTATACGTATCAAACTAGGAGCATGGTTACTCGACTGTATCATGCAAGCAAGTGGTTGGTTCTACAAGCAACGTATGCGTACAGGACGTAAGACAACAGTGTTTATTGCACCTACCGCAGAGTTCATGGACATCAAAGATGAAGTCATGGCGAATGCAGAATTATTCTCACCTCTTGCATGGCCAATGCTAATACCTCCAAAAGACTGGTCTAACACCTCTGCAGGCGGCTATATGCTCAATGAACTAATGCAAGGTCACGACTTGGTTAGAAGGGGCGATCCCTCCCGTATACAGGGGGAAATACCCATCGCTTTTCTCAATAAAATACAACAGGTAAAATATAGGTTAAACCCTTTCATAGTCAATGTCGCTATGCTGTTAGAAGACAGGGGAATAAGTGTAGGAAAGTTTCTCCCAATCATAAATTACGAGCTGCCACCAAAGCCATACGACATAGCAGAAAACAAAGAATCCCGTAAGAGGTATCGTAGGGAAGCGGCAGAAGTAATGAATAAGCGAGCAGCAGAGTTCAAGAGATCCTGCCGCACACGCATGACCATGGAAGCGGTACGTCGATACAAGGATGTGCACTTCTATATTCCTTGGAGCTTTGACTACCGTGGTCGTGCCTACCCTATCCCTGCTTTTCTAACACCACAAGACACAGACTTTGGAAAAAGTTTGTTACAGTTTGCTGATGAAGCAGATACTGTGTCGGAGAAGTGGTTAGCATTCCAAGTAGCTACCAGTTATGGTCTAGACAAAGCTACTATGGAAGAGAGGCTTGAATGGACAAGAGATAATGTCTCACTTGTCGCAGCTGTCGCAACCAATCCCATTGCTTTTATTGGCGAGTGGGAAGGTGCGGAAGAGCCTTGGCAGTTTCTAGCTGCCTGTGATGAGTACTATCATTGCTGCATTAAGCGTGATAGGCATACTACATCACTACCCGTGGCAACCGACGCTACATGCTCAGGCTTGCAGATACTTGCTGGTCTGGCTCGAGATAAGTCCACAGCTACACTGGTCAACGTCGTCCCATCTAACAAGCCACAAGATGCTTATGCAAAAGTGGCTGAGACAGCACTAAGCTTAGGGATTCCAACCAGTGTACACCCTGTATGGGATAGAAAGTGTGTCAAACGTACTGTTATGACTATACCATACAACGCTAAACCTTTTTCCAACAGGTCTTACATCAAGGAAGCTCTTGCAGAGAAAGGGGTAGAGGTCGATAAGGACCAACTTACCACCATTGTCAAAACTGTACGTGAAGCTATGCACATGATCGTGCCCGGCCCTATGTCAGTTATGAAATGGATTGAGACAGAGGTGTCTAAGTCTATCAAGCGTGGAGCAGATCACGTAGAGTGGACAACACCGTCAGGATTCGTTGTTAAGCAACGGATTATGAAGAAGAAAGTAGAGCGTCTAGACCTACAACTTCTTGGCAGATGTCAACTTAGTGTTGCTACAGATGAGACGAATGACGTCGATCTCAGTAGGCACAAGGCAGCCACTGCACCCAACCTGATCCATAGTCTCGACGCATCTCTCTTACACCTCGCTGTGCGTAGTTTTGATGAACCAATCGCACTAATCCATGACAGTGTGTTAAGCAGATGTTGCGATATGGATAAACTATCTGCTATAATAAGGGAGACGTACATGCTTCTCTTTGCAGAACATGACTATCTCATTGACTTTGCTCGACAAATCGGAGCAGAGACAGAACCGCCTATTATTGGCGACTTACAACCGGAAACGGTTATTGAATCAACTTACTTTTTTTGTTAAAATGCCCAAGAACGTACACGTTACTGACGAAATTAAACTAGAAGGCTTCCAAGCCATACTTGAACCCGGCAAGTTCGGTTACTCACTCGCTGCTGTTGTAGATGAGAAAGTAATTAACAAGCTGGAGACAGAAAGAGCTGAGGTCCTTAGATGGGCTGAATCAAAGCTCAAGAACCCTAAGAGAGCTACACTTAAACCAACACCATGGGAAGAGGTGGCTGAAGGTAAATACAAAATTAAGTTTTCATGGGGAGAAGACAAGAGACCCGGCGTAGTCGACACCGAGGGAACACCCGTCACTGATAAGAAGACACCGCTTTATGGAGGATCTACAGTTAAACTTGGTTTCTTTCAGAAGCCGTATATACTCAGGGATGGAGTTACCTATGGAAGTTCTCTTAAATTGCTTGGCGTACAAGTTGTTGCTGTAGGAGAAGGTGCTGCTGTAGACACAGATAGCATGGATGAAGCAGCTGTAGCCGACATGTTCGGTACAACTGAAGGCTTCACCGCCACAGCCGTCAAACCTGAGCCAAGAGTTATAGATGCCGAAGAAGACGAAGAAGAAGACTTTTAGGTCTAAACTCGAAGAGAGTGTCGCAAAGATACTCGACCAAGTAGGTGCTAAGTATGAGTATGAGACCCGTAAGGTAGCATACACCATACAGCACAACTACAATCCTGATTTTGTCTTAGTTAACGGCGTAATGCTAGAGACTAAAGGCTATTGGGATTCAGAAGATAGACGTAAGATCAAGGCGGTCATGCGAGACAATCCTGACTTGGACTTACGTATGGTATTTCAAGCTCCGTTCAATAAGATCAGCAAGAAATCCAAAACTACTTATGCCCAGTGGTGTGAGAAGCATGGCATCAAATGGGCAGCTGCACACGCAATCCCCATAGATTGGTTAATATGAACGAAGAAAGCGAATTTGTGGCACACGAACCCTGTCCTAACTGTGGCTCGTCAGATGCTAACTCAGTATATTCTGATGGTCACAAGTTTTGCTTTTCGTGTAACACATACACTCCAGCAGAAGACTGGACACACACCCACACCCAAATGAATAATGAACGAGTACAATTCCTCGGATCAGCTGAACAGCTGCATAAACGAAAGATCAGCGAAGCCACCAACGCATTCTACCGAATCTACAGATACGGTAACACCCTCCGCTTCCCATATTATAATGACAGCGGCCAAGTTGTTGGATTCAAGATTAAATCAAAAAAGAAAGACTTTCATTACGAAGGTGGAAAAACAGATCAGCTCTTTGGACAGCATCTTTTCCCCACCAACGGAAAGCGAATAGTAATTACTGAAGGAGAACTAGATGCCGCCTCTTGTTACGAGGTTATGTCAGGTTGGCCGATGGTCAGCTTACCTCATGGTGCGACATCAGCCAAGAAAGACCTCCAAAAAGCAATCCCATTCTTACAGGGATACCAAGAAATCGTCCTCTTCTTCGACAACGATGAAGCAGGGCGTCAGGCCACTGAACTTGCCTCGGGAATACTCCCATCTGGCAGAGTCAAGGTTGCCCGTCTCGAAAATTATAAAGATGCTTCAGATGCTCTCCAAGCTGGGGATTCTGACAGTATCAGAAAAGCCATCTGGGATGCCAAGCCATACAGACCAGACGGAATCATAGATGGTAAGAACTTATTTGACATAGTTACTGAACCAACCAAACCATGTGACCACAAGTACCCATACGAAGGTATGAATGAGAAGCTACATGGTATCAGATATGGCGAACTTATTACGATCACAGCCGGTACAGGCAGTGGTAAGACTTCATTTGTTAGAGACCTAGCTACTCACTTGTGCACACAAGGAGAGACAGTAGGTATACTAGAGTTGGAGTCCAATACAAAACGTACAGCTCTTGGCTTAATGTCAGCAGCTGTAGGTAAAGCACTCCACATCGGAGAACATACGGAAGAAGAATTAAAGGAGGCTTTTGATGCTACGCTCGCTAATTGGAACGTTTTTCTTTTTGATGGCTTTGGTAGCTTTGACCCAGATGTTATTTACAACAGGATCGAGTACCTTGCCAGTGGATTGGAATGTCGTATTATATTCCTAGACCACCTCAGCATATTACTATCAGGACTTGATGGTGATGAGAGAAGAATGATAGATTCCACCATGACTCGACTTCGCAGTCTTGTTGAACGTACAGGTATCACATTATTTTTAGTATCACATTTAAGGAGATCAAACAGTGACAGTAATTCGCACGAGGAGGGAGGACGTGTATCCCTCGGACAACTACGAGGCTCTCATTCGATCTCTCAAATCAGCGATTCAGTCATCGCTTTGGAGAGAGACCAACAAAGCGAAGATAGCAACAACACAACAACTTTGCGAGTTCTTAAAAACCGTTACTCAGGAGAGGTTGGAGTTGCTACAAGATTAACTTATGACCTAGCGTCATGTAAATTTTATGAGGACAATGAAACTGAGACAACACCAATTTTCGACGCAAGCACAGACTTCTGAGTTGAAAAAACCTAACCCACCCACGAGAAAAGACATTGCGAAAGCCAGATTTAAAGACAAAACCTACCACGCTCCTGTTCGATCTGGAGACAACACCTCTGGACGCAAGAAAAACTGAGATACATTGTGTCGTACTCCTTGATTATGAAACAGGTGAGACATGGCGATACAACGATACAGGAAGAGTAGAACCTATAAGTCGAGCCGTTACGTATCTAATGGAGGCTGACACTATTATAGGACATAATATCATTGGTTTCGATATACCAGTGATTAAAAAGATATACCCTTTCTTTAAGCCAAAGGGTAGAATTATAGATACATTATTATTATCAAGATTATATCATGCTGACATGCTTGCTACAGATAAAATTGCAAAGCATAGAGGTATGCCACCACAGCTATATGGCCGCCACTCTCTGGAATCCTATGGCTACAGATTAGGCGAATACAAAGGGAACTTTGGAGAGACGTCTGACTGGAAGGAATGGAGCAAAGAGATGGAAGACTACTGTGTACAAGACACTATTGTTACGAGGAAACTATGCCACCATTTCCAACCTTACCTGACTGGGTTGAACTAGAACATCAGGTTGCACACATACTACAAAAACAAGAAGAGCATGGATGGTATTTCGACCAACGAGCAGCATACGAACTCGAATCAACTCTCAGAAGAGAGATGGAAGAAGCTACAGAAATATTACGCAGAAAATACGGGTTCGTTGCTGGAGCAATGTTTACACCTAAGCGAAATAACCGGACACAAGGGTATGTACAAGGATGCTCATTTACAAAACTTAAACAACTTAACCCCACCTCACGAGACCACATAGCATGGATACTGAAGACCCACGAGAACTGGACACCAACTCAGCTAACAGCGACAGGAAAACCTGTTGTAGACGAGACAGTATTAAAGGATATTGGGTCGGAGACAGCCCAGTTGTTTCTTCGATGTCTAGATATTACCAAGAAATTGGGGATGATCTCGCAAGGCGTGAACGCATGGCAGAAGCTTGTTACGACGTGTAACAGGATACACCACCACTGTTCCGTTGCTACTAACACATTTCGATGTGCACACAGAAAACCAAACCTCGCACAAGTACCATCAGATGAACGATTTAGAAAACTATTTACGGCTACACCTACTAAAGTTTTGGTCTCT